GGACATTACGTCGAAATTCAGGATTCTTTCAGAAGTTATCCAAATGCCGCAAGTGCCGTTGTTGGGTACTACGATTTTTTGGCAACAACTCCAAGATATGCTGGTGTAATTTGTAATTCAGACTACAAAGACACAGTAGATAAGTTGATTCATACAACTGATGGAGCTGCTTATGCGACCGACCCGGATTACATCAGTAAGGTTGTAAACATTATTGAAAAGTATAACCTTACCAAGTATGACACAAGAGACAATTCAGCATCAATTAGCACAGCAGATGAGTGTGTAAATGATACAAACGTGCCGAGTTTTGAAGCATATATGGTAAAAGTTGACATCAATAATCTTAATATACGAAAAGGTCCGGGAACTAACTATGGAACAAACGGTAAAACCGGAAAAGGAATATTTACAATTGTGGATGAGAAGGGCGGAGCTGGCTCTGACTCCGGATGGGGAAAATTGAAATCGGGGGCAGGATGGATCAGCCTTGATTTCTGTAAAAGATTATAAGGAGATTTACTATGATAAGTTTCAGACAACAGGGTGACTTTTCTAAGTTGACTCGTTACTTTGAAAGGGTTAAAGAGGTGCTGAAACTTAGTGACCTAGACAAGTATGGGCACGAAGGAGTAGCAGCCCTTTCGTCTGCAACACCGGTTGACACCGGATTAACTTCAAGATCATGGACTTATGAAATCAATCATTCTGGCGATTCAGTCACAATTTCTTTTGATAACACAAATATTCAAAATGGAGTTCCAATTGCCATCATCCTACAGTATGGACATGGAACACGAAATGGAGGCTGGGTACAGGGGAGAGATTATATTAACCCCGCAATCAGACCTATTTTTGACAAAATCGCTAATGATGCGTGGAAGGAGGTTAGTAAGCTATGAGTACAACCATTGACTCAAAAGTTGTTGAGATGAGATTTGACAATTCTCAGTTCGAAAAGAATGTCGCTACCAGTATGTCAACCCTAGATAAGCTTAAGCAAAGTTTAAATCTGGCTGACGCTGCAAAAGGTTTAGAGAATGTAAATTCTGCTGCTCAGAAATGTGATATGTCATCATTGACAAATGCTTTAGAAACTGTGCATGTAAAATTTTCGGCGCTTGAGGTCGTAGCTATAACTGCCCTTACAAACATTACTAATTCAGCAATTAACGCAGGAGAACAGCTAGTAAAATCCTTAAGTCTGGACCAAGTTACTGCCGGCTGGCAAAAATATGAGGATAAAACAACGGCTGTTCAGACAATTATGTCTGCTACTGCACAGACTTGGGAGGAGAATGCCAAAGAAATCGGTTTTACGGGTTCTCAGATGGAGTTTGTAACAGAACAGCTTGAAAAGTTAAATTGGTTCTCAGATGAAACTTCCTATAGCTTTACCGATATGACCAGTAATATTGGTAAGTTCACATCAAATGGTGTTGCCTTAACGGATTCCGTACAGGCAATGATGGGTATCTCAACTTGGGCTGCAAAATCTGGTCAGAATACACAAGCAGCAAGTAGAGCTATGTATAATTTGGCACAGGCTTTGTCAGTTGGATATGTGCAGTTACAAGATTGGGCGTCAATCCAAAATGCAAATATGTCGACTGTAGAATTTAAACAGACGGTTATAGATACCGCCGAAGAGTTAGGAACATTAAAAAAAGTATCCGATGGTGTTTGGGAAACTTTAAAAGGCTCCACCGTCACGGTTAATGATTTTAATTCGGCATTAACTTCAGATAAGTGGTTTACATCAGATGTACTGATGGCATCCCTTAATGAGTATGGCTCAGCAGCTATTAGACTTAGCGAAATTTGCGATGAATACAATACAACAGCTTCCCAGTTTTTGTCAGGAATGGATAATTATCAAAAAGGAACAAAGACGATTAACGATATTGCATCGGATGTAGGTATAGAAGTAAGTGATTTAATACCTCTGTTTGATGAATTGGGCAGTGAAGAATATGAATTAGGATTATCATCATTAAAAGCGGCTCAGGAAGCAAAAACTTTTACAGAAGCTATCGACGCAACAAAAGATGCTGTATCAACAGGCTGGATGACAACTTTTGATACAATCTTTGGCAATTACGAAGAAGCTAAGGTCCTTTGGACTGATCTTGCAAATGCAATGTACGATGTATTTGCTGCTGGTGCAGAAGATAGAAATGCAATGCTTGCAGAATGGAAAGAGCTTGGAGGGCGAACTGTTCTTATAGAGGCTTTTTGGACAGCGTGGGAAAATGTTGGCGAAATTCTCGGAACTGTTAAAGAAGCTTTTCGAGAAGTATTTCCAAGTATGACAGCTGAGCGACTTTATGCTTTAACTGAGGGATTAAAGAACTTAGTTGATAATTGTAAATTAAGTGATACTACACTTCAGAATCTTAAAAGTACATTTAAAGGCTTGTTTGCGATATTGGATATTGTTAAGCAAGCCTTTTCTGCTGTCCTTGGCGGAGCAAAGTCTTTGCTTGGTTTTCTTCCGGGGCTTGGTGACGGTGTTCTTAGTGTTACAGGATCGTTTGGTGAATGGATAGCATCCCTAGATGAAACTCTGAAGAAGAATGAAACATTTAAAAATGCTGTAGAAGCTGTTGTAACATTTATTCAAGGAATCCCTGCAAAGATGGAATCTGTATTTAAGTCGATTATGGGTGTATCCATTGGTGATGCATTTGATACGATTAGGCAGAAAGCATCAGAGGCACTTGAAAAAATAAAAGAAGTATTTGGTAACTTCAAAGATGTAGATACAAGTGGCATAGACTCACTTTCAGAAAAAGTAACAACAAAATTTGAACCTCTCGGAACATTATTTGACGGTATTAAAAAGATATTTGAAGGTCTTTGGGAATTCTTCAAGAAGATTGCGCCTTTGTTTGCTAGTCTTGCAACAGCTTTGGGTAATGCTCTTGGAAGTATCGGAGATGCTCTTATAAATGCAATCGGAGATGCAGATTTTGATGGCGTTTTAGACATTATAAATGGCGGTGTTATAGCAGCCATTGGTCTTGGAATTAAGAGCTTCATTGACAATTTGTCAGAAGTTACAAACGGAGCAAATGGGATGCTTAGTGGTATTAAAGATATTCTCAATGAGGTTCGTGGCTGCTTTGAAGCTTATCAGTCTAATCTTAAGGCGGATACTCTTTTGAAGATAGCCGGCGCAATTGCAGTTCTCACAGCTGCTATTGTAGTGCTTTCTATGATTGATTCAGAAAAACTCAGTTCTGCTCTCGGAGCAATGACAACAGAATTTATTGATCTATTTGCTTCTATGGCAGTATTTGAAACTACTATGAGTGGTGACGGTTTTAAAGGAATGGGTAAAGTAGCCACTACTATGATAGGTATGGCTGCGGCTGTGCTTATACTGTCTTTTGCAATGAAGAATCTTGCTGACTTAGATACAGAAGGGTTAATGCAAGGACTTGCCGGAGTGGGCAGCTTGATTACATTTCTCGTGCTAGCCGCAGAATCGTTATCGAGTAATAAAGAAAAGATGATAAATAGCGCGGCAGGATTGCTTGTCTTCGCCTTAGCAATCAAAATGCTGGTTGAACCAACAAAAGAACTTGGCGCTTTAGACACTGAAAACCTTGCAAACGGTTTAATAGGAATAGGTGTTCTTATTACAGAGTTAGCACTTTTCCTTAATAATACAGACCTAGATAATGTTAGCCTTGGAAAAGGTTTAGGATTAATGACCCTTGCTGAAGCAATTAATATTTTAGCAACCGTGGTTGAAAAATTTGCTGATATGGACACAGAAGGAATGATACAAGGACTTGCCGGCCTTGAAGTTGTGCTTGCAGAACTTACACTTTTTACAAAATCAACCGGTGATTCAAAAAAAGTGATTTCTACAGCTACTGGTATGGTTATTCTAGGAGCAGCTATGCTTATATTTGCAGAAGCGGTTGAAAAGTTTGGTTCGATGAGTTATGAGAAACTTGCAAAGGGTCTTACGGCGATGGCAGCCGGATTAGTAATCATTGCCGCCGCTGCAAACAATATGTCTGGAACACTTTCAGGAGCAGCTGCAATGATTGTAATGGCAGCAGCAATAAATATACTTACTCCTGCTCTAAAAACTTTAGGTGATATGTC